TGGAGATAAAAGAAAACTTACCAAAGATGAAAAAGCAATTGAGTATTCCAACACATTCTTATCAAATCAGAACGATATCCGCAATTGAGGCGATCTGGTTGCGTGGCGAATGGCATCTACCCGGACATAATTTTACAGGGCCTGGCACACAATTGGAAAAAAGATTAGAAAGAGGAGATGAACCCATCAACCGTGTTGATGCTTTATCGCTTCATCATGATATTCGCTACCAATCAATTTCAAGAGAATCCGCTGATGATGGTCTGTTAAACTTTAACTCAGATTATGAGATCTTAAACGCTGATTTAAATTATATTGGTGGAACAATTGGAATTTTTTTCAGCCCATCTTCATCTCCTCAGGAAAGAATAGAGTCTGTGGTGGCTGGTACATTGATGAGTGTGAAAGTCGCATACAATTTTTTGCCTGTCGGAAGATCTTTCAGTAAATTCAAACGATTTCAGAAAAATAGAAGATTATTGGTGATGACATGAACGAATCCGACCAAGTTCAAAACGAACGCATTTCAAAATTAGAAGAACGCATGTTGATGATGGAACAAACCATCATTGAATTGCGTGGAATGACAAAGGTTTTGAAAATTGTCGCCTCTGCTGTCGCTCTCAGTCTCGGTTTAGATGTTCAAGCAATGTTGTAGTCATCAAATAGGGTCTTTTGACTCATAATCGCTTTTCTCAAAGCCATTGACAACTCGAGAGGGATTAAAGCACGTTTGTTCATTCTCAATGGGTCGCCGTGCCAGGAGTCTTTTTGTTTCTTTGAAGCCATTTTTGGAGTGGAAAATTTTGGATAGTTTCCATAAAAAACACATGAACCATGAATTTGATTCGGTATCAAACCAATTTTTTCACAAAACGATATTGAACCTATGACATTTTCAATAACCCACCATTTAGGATTTAAGATCTTGATAATTTCCATAGTAACTTCAAACCATTCCATCGATGGGTTCCAATCTTCTCCTCTCCTGGCTGCTATTGAGCGAGGTGCCGAATATGCCAAAGAAAAGTTAAGACACGGTGGTGATGCTACAACTAGATCTATCTTTCTAATTGGTTGGCCTTCATTTTGAAATCTCCTTAACCTATCACGCATATCTTTTACATCTTGAATAGTGGTAGCTGGTACTTCTGAAAGCAAAGGATTGTTTTCAACTCTTACAACCTCATCACCAGCTAGGAGAAAAGCCTCCGAGAATCCGCCAAGTCCTGAAAAGAGATCTAGTACTTTCATTCAAATGCCTCCATTTCTTTTTTGCAGTTATCAATAAGTTCCTGTATTGTATTCAGAACGTTTTGTTTCTTTTTTATTGTGTATTGGTCGATTGAAGCATTTTGTTCCATTTGTACTCTTTGATACCGATTCGTTAGGATTCTAAGCCTGTCTGTTAACTGTGGGAGCATGGTAGCCTTATTTTGAACAGTTTCTATCTCTAAGGAGTCAATAACTGCGATTAAATCGGCTTCTTTTGCAGCAATTCTCTGTTTTTCATCCAATAAAGCATGTAATTCACGCTTTTTTTCTTCTATTTTGTCCCCAAAACCGTAGGCTTGACGTAATAATTCGCTGATTGTGCTGCTCAATTCGTTACGATCTGCTAGTTTTTGAGCGATTTCAGTAACATCGATGTCTAATGAAATAGACCGTGTTCGTTCTTTTTTCTTACCATTTCCTTTCGCCATGATACTCCCTTTCTCTATATATATATATAATTATATTATATTATTAGTAGTAGTAGTAGTAGTAGTAGTAGTAAATCAAAATCCGAGACGGTGTAAATTATAAACCTGGTTTACTTAGACCCATCATGGCAACTAAAAAAACCAGATCCTTTGAAATGTTTGAGACTATAACCGCTGATGACAACGGCAATACTGCTACTATTGATTTAAACACATTTGTTAATGTGGCAGATCTTGAAGCCTTTGGTATTCAATCCATTGAAGTAGGTGTAAACGCAACAGCAACTAATCAAGCCACAGCAGAATATCAACTGCAAATTGCTCTTGATTCACTCGCAAACGGTTTTATCAACCATGCTGAATATGATTCCCTTTACCTAAAATTCTCTGATGCTACTACAGGATTTATGGACGAATCTCTTTCATTAGGTGACGTTTCACAAATTCGTTATGTGCCAGGAGGTCTTCTTAGTGTACGTGCTGACCGAATGACAGGTGCGGCTAACGTTGACCTATACGTTCGTGTGACAGGAGTCATCAGTAAACTAACCGCTGAGGACTACATGAGTTTGGCTCTTACCAGATCTGCTAATCTTTGAGGCGATTTAGTTGCCACTACCAACGCCAAAACGTCGAGAGTCCTATACGGATTTTGTATCTCGAGTGCATCGACATATTAAGCGAAACAAAAACGCAGTAAGAGGTATCTATCAAGGCAGAGGCAAAAATCGAAAATTGCATATGCCAACTGTTACGAAGAAGATATCAACCGCCTGGCGTAAGCATAAGAAAAGCCTAACAAAGAAGTGATGAGCATGCCAAGAAAAATGTTTAGTTCTGTTTTTGGGTCTATTGTTTACGATTCGGGCATTATTCCAGCGAATCAACCTGCCTCACCTGGCACCGACACAGTAGGTTATCTTTCTACTGCCCAAGCCTATGGGGTTGCTGGTCATGATGATCAACTCTATCAAGATGCAACAGGCCAAGTCGTAAAGACTAATGGAACGTTCATGTCATATGACTTTCATGATCTTCGGGACTTATTGGAAGACGGACAATGTTTGTCAAACGCTATGATAGGTATACAAAGAATGAAGGAAACTCCTGATATTTTAGCATGTTACAACGTTGCACCAGGTAAAAACATTCGTGAAACTATAATTGTAACTAATGCAGATGTCGACACGGCACCTGGACGCATAGACGCTCTTATGGGCTTGACTCAAGTGTTCCAAGCTGGTTTTACCGGCTTACGTGGTAATCAATCAGGAAAAATGGCAAGTCAGAGAGAGATTCTATACTGTGAACGTAGGATTTATGCCCAAGATCTTAGTCAAACCTATACATCACCTAATCAAATGGGTTCGATGAGTGATGTAAGTGCCACTCCTCCATTACCACCCACACGCTGGTTAAACAATTGGCTGATGATTGATAGGACTGTAACAGGTGAAGCAGATCTGGTAATCGGCCCGGTCTTGATGGTTCTTAGGTTGATAGAAGTTCTACCAGCAACCAGAGATAGTCAATCAATAACAACTCTACCGCCTGGCACGGGTGGGGAAGCACTCGAGTATGTAAATAATGAATGCCGAGTAATGTTGACGTTCCCCGCTTTTGTTTTGAATATTGTTGGAGATAAAAGAAAACTTACCAAAGATGAAAAAGCAATTGAGTATTCCAACACATTCTTATCAAATCAGAACGATATCCGCAATTGAGGCGATCTGGTTGCGTGGCGAATGGCATCTACCCG